GAGGTTTTTTATGACTAAACAAAATCCGTTACAAGGTGAACTTTGGACAGAAGATGATGACATTCAGTTAGCAGAATGTGTTTTAAGAAGAGTTAGAGAAGGTGATTCAGTAGTTGATGCTTGTCGTGAATTTGAAGAATTAACAAAAGGGAGAAGGACTTCACAAGCATCTAAATTCCGTTGGCATACAAAATTAAAGCATCAATATTCTGCCGGATATGAACTTGCCAAAGCAGAGGGTAAAAAGGTTAGGGATTTGAAACGTAAGAAAATAAATCAGGGCGAACGATATCAAGATATCATGGAGAATGTTTTTGATGCCGATCCAAACAGAGAAATTCAAATTGATGACATTTTGGTATTGATCAAGAAATTTAAAGAACAGGAAGAAGCTAAAGGAAGTTTCCAGGAGCAATATGAAAAAGAAACTAATAAATTACGCCGTGATAATGAAAAAATTAAAAAGCAATTAAATAATACTGAAGATGAACTTGAAAAAACTAAAGAAGCTTTGATTTATGTTAATAGTCAATATAATAAATTATTAAATGCCTTAAAAGTTCTCAAAGAAGCAGGTATTCAAATCAACATTCCCGAACCTGATGATTTTAATTACGTTATTAACAAAGATGGGACAGTCGAGAAACTTTAATGGATTGTCCTTGATTTTTTTAATCAAATACATAGAACATTCAATCGTCCAAAATCGGGCGATTTTTTATTTTTTTATCGAAAAAATGAGATAGTCGGCAATTACTAGGTACTTATATTTAGTGAAGGGTGATGATGAACACAGCTAGGGGGATCAACGAAAATGGCTAAAATCAACAGTACCAAAGAAGAGAAGTTTCGTAATTCACTTAAATCATGGTGTGATCGCGAAACTCGCCCATTTATTCGTGAAAAAGAGGACAAGGTTAGAGATTCCTTTGATTATGATAGAAAGCACAAAAATATTAGGAAAATGCAAGAAGCGTGTGCAAAGTTGACCGGTGATGATCCTAACAAAATTCAAATATATTCTTCTCGTGGTCTTATTAGTCAAATGGGGCCGATTAAAGATTGGACACCGATTAGAAAGGAAGAAGAGTAATGAAGTGGTTAGAATGGCAGGAAGCTTTATTAAATAATTATGATGACTTGGATATTTTTGAAGTGATGGCAATCCGCGGTTCCGGTAAAACAACACTTTCGTTAGGTTGGGTTTGCAAAGATGCTGATTTATCAATTTTTATTACTTCTGAAGCAAAGTCGGTTAGAGATTACTATAAAGAAAAAATCAAATCAATGGGCCTTAAATATAATGAACTCCATATTGTTGCTAACTTGGAGCAGATAAAGAAGATCAACACCAAAACTACAAAGAAAATAAAGGTTGTTGTTGATGATTATTTTCATCAATCCGATGTAACCTTGAAGAAACTTGATGATGTTATCGGACATGATCAATATAAAGTTTTGTTTATAGGCGCAAGAAGAAATAAAGAGGATAAATTCAAAATTCCGTTTAGCAAACAGTTCTATGTAGGATTAACCGAGTTGATCAAAAGCGAAGTTATATCTTTGGATCACTTTATCGACATCGTTAATTGTGTAAATAAAGAACAGCTTCAATTAGAATTTGGCGCTCCTTTTGAAGCTAATTAGTTATGAGGAGTTGATATAAGTCTATGGACTTAAAATATTTAAAAGGAACGGTGATTGGCAAGCCGAAAGAATTAAGGGTTTATTTGCTCAATGACCTTCATTTTGGTTCTGAAGCTGTCGATTATGACCTATGGGAAGAAATCAAAGAAAACATTAGAGCAAACAGACATCGCTCCAGGATATTGATTAACGGAGATATCATCGAAGGCGTTACAAAAGCATCTAAAGGCGATATCTACAAGCAAAGAATGACTCCCGAAGAACAGGTTGAATTTGCTGTTGAAGAGTTCCGGGAATTCCGGGATTTAATTGATGCCGTGACAAGCGGAAACCATGATCAACGCATCAAAAATGAAACGAGCTTTGATCCAGTAAAGCAATTCTGTAAGGATTTAGGTATTCTCGATAAATATTTTGAGTATGAAGGTGTTGTCGGGTACTCCTGGAATAAATGTTTTTACTCAATTCAGATGTTTCATGGATCAGGTGGTGCAACTACAACTGGTGCGATAATCAATAAAATGAAGAAAATAAGAAAAACTAATTGCACAGTAATGTATATTGGACATCATCATAGAGAAATAGCCGAGCCATTCATTGAATACAACATCGATCCATTTAATCATAAACTTCACAAAAGAAAGCATTGGTTGATATGCGGAAACACAATAACACGTTATGCCGAGTATGCTAAGAAATTCGGGTACGAAGAGAAATTCCCTTCCCAGGCGGTTTTATTGTTATCGGGTAATAGGAAAAATAGGACGGTGGAAGTCGAATGGATAAGAAGCATGTAAAATTACGGATTGAAAATAGCAATAACGAGATCATTGAAGAAAAAGAAATGATTTTAAATCCTGGCGATACACTGATCGCGAGAGTGCCGGAAAATACAACAATTTCCGAAATGCAAAAATTAGGCGAGTTCATGGAAAAAGTTATACTTGGTGAGCATCAATATGCTGTAATGCCAAATACAATTGATTTAATAGTTATCAAGAAAGAGGTATGAGAAATCATATCTCTTTTTTTATATTACTTGTTTATAGGATATCCGGTAATAACATTCATTTTTAATTTATCGAGAGGGAAAGGTAGTGGGGATATGGAGCTAGGGGCTACCGATGCCGGATGATGGGTTTACGCCGGAATCCTTTTTTGGAGGTCTTTCTATGTATTTTGAAGAAGTTTTACCGAGAATGAGAGAAGGAAAAGTAATAAAGAGTCGAAGTGCTGAATTCGGTTTGAAATTTCATTTTGAAACATTCGGTTGTGTAGATAGTAATGATCAAATGTTGATAGCACAGGTTGATGATTCGGGTGAAGTTGTATCATACACACAATTAACTGCTGTCGATATTTTAAAAGAAGATTATGAAGTCATAGAATAAATGAATGTGTATGAAGCCACTTGCTACGGTTTTCGTGGCGGTGGCTTTTTCGTTGAAGGGAGTAAAAACAATGGAAAACGAAGAAATGAAAAGTTATGTAACTTCCGATGGCCAAGTTTTCAAGACCACTTTAGATATAGGCGATGTAAATCCTAAACTTTATACTCTTTATCACTTGGAAATGGCTGAAAAAAGAGTGATCGCCGGCAAGAACAAATCGTTGAAAACAGCTTTGGGGAGTACCAGGGCCATCGCTAAAAAGAACCAGGTGTCAGCCAAGGTCATTTCTGAAACAAATTTTGATGAATACGGTCTTGATCCATCGATTTATACAAAGCAACAAATTGATTTCGTTAAAAATAAAATCAAAGAATTTGAGAACACATACGAATCTTCAACGCCGTTTGAAAAAGAAACAATCGGAATGATGGCCGTTACGTTGCTAAAGATAACGGATATCAAAGCGAAAATGATTTCTACCGATAATGACAAATACGTAAAGCAATTGAAAGACTTACGAGAAATGTTTTCTAAAATGGCAGAGGATTTAAAGTTAAGACCAAAAGATAAAAAAGAAGAGGACCGAAGCAAAAACCGAAACTCACTGGCTGAAATGGTTCGTAGGTATGAAGCTCGAAAACGAAGTGGAAAGAGTGAAATTACCGAAAAAACTAAGGAAATGGCCAAATTGTTATCGGAAACCAGGGTTAATTCATTAGATGGCAAATATGCAGAGGAAGCCGACTAATGGGCGATTGGTACTCGCTATTTGTAACCGAAGATGAAGTGTATGAAATAATGAATCTGCCGCATGAAGAATTTGATGAATATATCTTTGAGATGATTGAGTTTTACCGCGAACATCCAATAGAAGCTGTTTATGATTTATTAGGTCTTGGTTTGACTGAATATCAAAAGATCATGCTTATTGAATCGTGGAACTCAAAGAATATTTATTGGTGTACGAGCCGTGGGGCCGGAAAATCCTTCATGATGGCTGTATTTGCATGTTTGCGGTTGCTTCTATACCCTGGAGAAGCGATTCTTATGTTTGGTCCTTCTTACCGACAATCGTTAATGTTATACGACAAAATTATAAGCGATGTTTATAATAAGTCATTTTCATTCAAGTATGAAGTCACGGAAATGCCAAGAGGTTCTATGGGCGCGAAAATTGAGTTAAAAAATAACTCTTACTCTAAGTTCTTACCTATCGGTGACGGTGGTTCTATCCGCGGTGAACGTACAACTTTTATCTTTTTGGATGAAGATGCTCAACAGGATAAAGAACTTGTTGACCGCGTTATTTTACCAATGGCTGTTTCTAACTTGAATTATGATCCGGAAAATCCTGAAGAGGGATTCCAACCAACTATTGTTAGGGCGACTTCGGCATATTTTCAATTCAACCATAGTTATAAAACGTTCCAAAGCCATTTACATCGTATGGCTTTTGATGAAGATTACTATTGTGTCGTGGTTCCTTATACGATTCCGCTTGAAGCAAAACTTTATAACGAAAAATTCGTTACCACTCAAAAACGCACTATGTCCAATGACGACTTTGAAATGGAGATGGGTTGCAAGTGGATCACTGGCAACGAGAACGCATTTATCGGAGTGCAAGCTTGGGATAACGGGATCAGATACGATGATACTCTTGAACCCCTTTTCTGTGGCGAAGGCGACAAGGAGTATGTTTTGTTCGCGGATATTGCACGTTCAGAAGGCGGCGATAACGCATCATTAAAGCTTGCTGAAATACGCGGTCATCGGCTTGCCATTGTCAGGGAAAAGGCTCTTAATGGTCAACCTTATCAAGTGATCCGTGATGAAATCAGAAAGTTCCTTGTCAAGTTCAATGTTATTGACCTTTGGATGGACAAACTTGGTGGTGGCGAAGCTGTCCGTGATTTGCTTGATGAAGAATGGGTTGATTACGAAACAGGAACTAAATACCCTCCAATCCTTCCGGTGGATAGTCCTCGCAACGACGGAATCAAGTTAATCACATTCATTGTTGCTGATACTGCGTTGAACCATAGAATGGGCCACTTAGCCAAGAAACATATCGAAAAAGGAAACTTTATTTTTCCTAGATTGATCGACAAGCATCCGGAAAAAGAAGTTGAAATGGCTTATCTTGATTTAATCATGGTCAAGAAAGAGGTAACTAACATCCAGGCCGTGCCTGCCGGCAACTTCCATAAGTTCGTACCAACAAAAGGCTCCAAGCTTCGAAAGGACCGTTGGACAACTTTCTGTTACGCATCTTTGTATATCGAAGAAAAGTTGCTGAAAGAGGAAGAGGACGAACTTATTATCGAGATTTTTTAAAGCATCAAGGCGTTTTGAGAAAAAATTTACCACTACTAATACTACTGTTTTTAGAAATCCACTAGGAAAGGGGGTACTGCTTAATGGCCGATGAAATTGCTGTTGGCGGATATAAAGAACATGACGAGGATTGGGAACTAGCATCGTTTAAGAATGATGGTTACACAGCTATAAGCTCTATCACCAATTCGGATTTCTATGAAGCCAACAAACTTTTAGCCGATCCTCAAGGTAACTTTAAAAAGATCGTCCAATTAAGTTATTACTATGTCGATAAAATAGGCATTCTTAAAAGCGCTACACGCGTTTATACAACCTTGACAATCGGAAATATTCGGCTTGAAGGTGGAACTAAAAAGAATAAAGAGTTTTTAGATCGCTTTATTGAAGAAGTAAAGCTCAATAAAACTCTTAGACAGTCAACGCCCGGTCTATATAAAGCAGGCAATTTCATTTGGTATCGGGAAAAACAAGCTAACAAAACAGTTTGGGTTCATCAACTAAATCCTGTTGATGTTGAAATTCTCGGCCATAAGCGTGATCGCCCTGTTGCTAGGTTAAGAACGGTTAATGATCCTACGACTTTGCCTGACGATCTCGAAAGGGACAAAGACGGCACTTATAAGTTGCCAATGAATCAAACATACCATTGTGCGATTGATCGCGAAGGTTACGACAGATATGGTAAACCGTTCACGACTTCTGCTTTCGAACCGATTCAACATATTCAGGCTTTGCTTGATATGGAAAAAGAATCAATCCAAAGCGTAATTGAATCTTTAATTATCATTACTTTGGGCGATGAAAAAAGACCGGCGACTCAAAAACAAATTAACGATTTGAAAAAGCTTGTCCAAAATTTAAAAAGCACTTCACGGATCGTTGGTAATCATACATTGAAAGCTGATGTCAAAGAAAAAAGTGTTGAAGTTTTCAATCCTGATAAATTCAAAATTCCAATGCAAATGTTGTTACACTCCATTGGTATAACGCCTTCTCTTTTTACAGGTGAAGGTTCTTATGCAACTGCTTCGGCAGGTCTAAGTTCAGCACGAGAAACAATCGAATCAGTAAGAATGGAAATCGAAGATGTATTGAATCAGCTTTTTGCTGATGTCGCTTCGGAAGCGGGTTTTGATCCCAAAAAGAATCCGAAAGCAACTCTTGGAAAACTCGATTTAACCGATGAAAAAGTACAGCACACGATCATCCGTGACCTTTACCTCGATGGCTTAATTAGTGCTGAAACTTATGCTTTAGTGCATGGACATAATCTCGAAGTTGAACAACAAAAGGTCAAAGAAGAGAAGAAATACAATATCAAACCGCGCCAAATGTCGAGTACCCTTTCTAACAAAGGGGCAGGTGCTCCCGAAAAAATCGACTCAAATCCTGATAATAACCCTAATCAGGATAAAAAACCATCAGCAGGCACTTAAAGGGGGTGAATGATTTGAACATAAAGAGCAATTTTTTTGAACTCGCAAGTAAACAAGGAAACAACATTGAGCGAGTTGAGATAACAAAGTTTGAAGTGGCCGAAGAAAAGGACCATATCGATATCACTTATATTTTGGCTTCTTCTGTTGCTAATGGTAATGGGGCTTTAGTAACAAAAGATGAACTCGAATCAGCACAATCGAGTATCATTCATCAACCTTTAATTATTGTTCCTGATTGGGACAACTTACCTACCGGCCATAGCTTAGAAGAGTTCCCGAAAATAGGTTGGAGCGCACTTGTTATTGGTACACACATTTCTTCAGAGGTTATTCAAGAAGATGATGTTTATCATCTCAAAACAACCGCGAGAATGTGGAAAATTCGTTATCCGGAAATCGCTTCAACACTTATGAGTTTATATGAAGCCGGTCAATTAAAATTTTCGATGGAAGCAAGCTTTCAGAGTCAAACGATCGATGGCTCAATTAGGACTTTACACGGCGTTCATTTTATTGGTTCTGCTGTGGTGGACAATCCTGCAAACCCATTTAGCTACGCATTAGAGGTAGCAAATAAACGCAAACAAAAGGAGGACAAACCCTTGAACTTCGAAGAAGCGATGAAGAAGTTAAAAGGTCTTGATGCTGACCTTTATGTACTTGTTACTGAAGAAGTGGCTTCACTAAATAAAACCATTACTGATCTTAATAGTGATAAGAAACAGTTAGAAACAGCTAACAACACCATGAAAGAATCTCTTGCAACCGCAAATAAGAATCTTGATGATGTTACTAAAGAAAGAGATCAACTTAAAACCGAAAAAGCTCAAATGGAATTGGCTCAAAAAGGCGAAAAACGCTTTGCTGAAATCGCCCAATTTGTTGACTTCAAAGAAGATGAAGTTGAAAGCAAGAAAGAAGCTTATGCAAAAATGGACGAAGATGTTTGGAATCTCGTTCTTGAAACTGCAAAGCGCAATCCGAAGGTTAAGCCAAGTAGCAAGGTTGAATTTGCTTCTGATATGAAACTTGACATTCAAAACGGCTTCCTTGATGGCCTTGAATAATCTTTTATCTAAAAGGAGGATAAACCCTTACCATGAATAAGGTTGCATTTTACTATCGCAAAGATTTGAACGTAACAAAACACGGTGAATACAAAGCCGGTGCTGATATGAAAATGGGCGATGCCGCAAGACGCGACGATGCTACCGGCACTATTGTTTTGGCCCAAAACTCCGAAGAATTCGAAGGAATCGTTGATGCTGTGCGTTGGAATGTTCAAGGTAATGATTCCTTAGACATCAAAAAAGATGAACTTTGCCGTATTGGTGTTGGCGTTGACTATGAGTTCGTTGTAAAAGGTGGATCATCTGATTTCTCTTCCATCGACGAAAATGTTGAAGTTGGGGTTAATGCCGGCAAGTTTGTTGTTGTTGACGGAACCACTGTTACAAAAGCTGTTGGTAAAGTCATCAAGAAATTTGATTCGGGCGAAGTTGTCGTTCGTATCTACTAATTTTAAGAAGGAGGAATAAAGGCAGATGGCCTATACTACTGCTCAACGTAAAAAGTTCTTTGAACTTGTTAAAAAATATGCTACGGCTACTCGCTACAACGAAGAAGCCAATGATATTTCAAAACGTATTCAAGCTATGGCTAAGACTCCGCAAGGACTTAACGAATTAGCTCAATTGGTTACTGAAGATTTACAAGAAGAAATGATGGCTTATGATATCCGTCCTATGTTCTTCGGACCGGTTAGACCTCGCGGCCTGAATGAAACTGTTGAATACAGAAGAAAAGGTAAGTTCCGCGCTTATCAAATCGCTCCTGGAGGATATGTACCGAAATCTCGTATCTTCCAAGATGTTGTAACGGTTCAACCAACTACTTTCGCGGTTCGTCCTGCTTGTGATCTGATCCAACTTGAAGCAGGAAAAATTAGTTCCATTCAAGAACTTCGTGATGGCGCTCGTGATGCCCTTTTAACCGAATACAACCGTTATGTATACTCCACTTTGGATGCCGCTGTTCCCGCTGACGCGCCAAATACCGCAACTGTTACTGGCGAAGTTGATAAAGCCACTTTAGATGCCATGATCACTTTTGTATCGAAATGGGGTCCTGTATCCGTTATCGGTACTCACTCTTCTTTGGCTCCGATCTTGGACTTTACCGGTTATTCAGATGCGACTTTAAATCAAATTGAACGTACTGGTAATTTAGGAGTATATCGTGGCGCTCAATTAGTTAAGCTCGAAGAATTCACTGATGCCGATGATACAAATGTTATTATGGATGACAGAATCTTCGTAGTGGCTCAAAAAGCCGGTCATATCGATGATTTTGGCGAACTCCGTAACCGTGAGATCGTTGATGCCGAACATGATGAATACTCCATCAAAATTCAAACTATGTGGGGATTAACAGTCCTCTATGCTGAACATATGGGTATCATTAAAATCCAATAATTTCTAACCAAAACGGGGAGTTTTCCTCCCCTTTTTATATAATTATTAGTTATAATCGGAAGGAGTAGGATTGGAATGGATGAAGTTGCAAAAGTATT